TTCCTTTTTTGCCCTTCTGGCGTTCTCTGCAGTTCCATGCCTTATAATGCGCACCCTTACGGTCGGTAAATGTTCGCCGCGTATAAGGCGCTCCGCATTCCCCGCAGAACGCTTTGCCGTAGAGAAAATGTGTTTCGGTGCAGTTGAACACAAGCCCGGCGGCTTTATCGGCAGCCACTGCGTCCAGCTTTTCTTTGGCCCGCTCCCACGTGTTTCTATCGATGATGCCGACATGGGCATCTCTAATATAATAGCTGGTGTAGTCGGTATGAATGGGGCACTTTGTTAAAAAATCCTTCGGTGCATTCTTGCGCAACAGCATGTCACCCACATAGTATTCGTTCCTAAGGATACGGCGTATCCGTTCAGCTGTATAGGGTTTGTCGCTCCTGAGCCGTTTGGCTCCTGCAGCATCCAGATCCGCCGCAATTTCTGTATAATTCATACCGGCAAGAAAATTATCAAACACCTTTTTTATAATCCACGCGTCGCCGTTGGGGGTAAGTTTTCCATCGTCTCCCATGTCATACCCTAAAATACGATTGCCGCCTAAGCGATAAACACCCTTTTCAAAGTCCTTTGCATACCGCCATCGGACATTTTCACTGATAGAACGGCTTTCTTCCTGCGCCACCGTTGCCAACATGGAAAAAATGAAATCGGCGCTGGCGTCCATGCTGCTGATACCTTCGCGCTCGAAGCGTACCTCAACACCTCTGGATTTCAAGTCTTTCACATACCGCTGACAATCCACCACGTTTCGGGCAAAACGGCTGATGCTCTTTGTCAGAATAATATCAATCTGCCCCTGCTCGGCATCCTGCATGAGCCGCAGAAATTCCGGGCGGTGTTTTACACTGGTGCCGCTGCGCCCTTCGTCGGCGTACACGCCGGCAAACTCCCAATCATGATTGGCAGGGATCAGCGTTTTGTAATACCTTAACTGCGTGTCATAGCTTTCCTGCTGACCTGCCGTATCGGTACTGACGCGGCAGTACGCAGCCACGCGTTTCTTCTTCTGTGCAAGCTCCCCATAAACTTTTGTTACTTTCATTATGTACCTCCATCATAGTATATCTTCACCGTTGGGCAGAGCAACAATACTGTCATAGCCATAAACATTGGTACGCTCAAATGCAGTTGGGGAGTGCCTGCCGACTTGCCGGTTCTCAAGGCGCGGCAGGCTTTTGCTGCCCACAGACACCAGTTGCTCCTCATGGTTCGGGATATCGCGTTCTTTCAAGTACCGGATGTTTACCTTACTCTTAAGACCGAAAGTCCACTCTATCACCATCGTATCCCACTTTTGAAACCCCATGCGTTCCACCAGCGCGTCGAGCTGATAATACTCAACCTTTTTAATCCGGAGCAGTTCCGCTTTCATCTCCAAAGCAACACGCGCCGTCTGCGCAATTGACTCATCCCTTCGGCGCGCTTGTTTTTCAAGGGTTTTTATATCCAAGTCTGCGTATGCTTCACAGAACGCTCGGTCGATATATTTTTCCTTAATAAAATAGCTCCTGCACTGATCGCTGCCGTTCTCCTGGGAGCAACGCCAGACCGGCGGGTGCCCGTGCTCCTGAATGCAGCTTCGGATCATTTTCCCTCCACATATAGGACAGAAAAGTCTTCCATAATACGGATACTGGGTTGCACCCTTATGCCGGTCTTTCAGGGAAAGAATGATTTGTGCCAACTCAAAGGTCTTTCTGTCTACAATAGGCTTGTGGTGGTCGCGCACGAAATAGCTGGGTACAACAGCCTGATCGTTCATTACTCGTTTGTGAGTAAGGTGGTCTACCGTATAGGACTTCTGAATCAAAACATCACCGCAGTATTTCTCATTCTTTAGCAACTTGGACAGAACAGTAGGCGTCCAAACCTTACCCCAGGGGGAAACAATACCATCTTTAGCAAGACTCCGTGAAATTTCAGGCAGAGATTTTCCTTGTATGTACTCTGCAAAAATACGTCTGACGACTGCGGCTTTCTCCTCATTTATAATGTATTCCATTTCGCCATCCTTATCGTATCCGTACACCGCCGACCACTTTGGTTTCCCCTCAGCAAAACGTTTCCGCTGATTCCACTTGATATTTTCTGAGATATTACGGCTTTCCTCCTGTGCGACGGCGGCCAGTATGGATAAAAGCATCTCCGAGGTACTGCTGCTGGTGTCCAGCCGCTCTTTCTCGAAGTACACAAATACGCCCATTTCCTTAAGGTGCCGTACATAGGATAAGCACTCGAGCGTATTCCTGGCGAAGCGACTGATGGATTTCGTAATAATATAATCAATCATACCGTTTTCGCAGTCTTCCATCATGCGTAAAAACTCTGTGCGGTTTTGCACCTGAGTTCCAGTTATCCCGTTATCTGCATATATCCCAGCCAGCTCCCAATCCGGCCGCGCGTCAATCTGCTCGCGGAAAGCCGACATCTGAAGCTCCAAGCTGCTTTGCTGTTCTTCCAGTTCTGTGCTTACACGGCAGTAGGCCGCCACCCGTTTAATCTTCTGCGGGATATTAATGCAGCCAGTCGTTTCGCGCCGGATCACTTCCACGGTCGGTTGTTGCATTTTTTCGTTCATTTGCGCACCTCCAATTTTCTCTTTCTGGGCGGCTTTTTTCGATGGAGTGGTAGGGTGCTATTATCCGCTTTCAACTCATGATTCTTGATGCGATTGCCCACACGCTCAAACTGCGCCTTATCAATTATGGCGTCGTGATGCCCCTCGACATAATATTGTGGCCGCTGACCCCGGTTAGGCAGGGACCGTTTCTGCAGATAGTCAGGTTTGATTCTCTTGTTGGTCAGAATATCACCGATGTAAACTTCACTGCGAAGTAAGCCGTACAGCCGCTCATATGTCCATTTGACCGCCGTGCCTGCGCGCTTTTCCAGTTCGTCCAAGCCATCGAGAATCTGCCAGTATTTCCAGCCGATATCTGCTTTTTGAAAGGCAAACTGCACTCGTTTCGCTTCATCCTCATTGATTACCCACCGGTGTCGGTTTCCGTCCTTTATCTTTTTATAACCATACCGCGCCCCGATGATGGGATTGCCGGCGGCGTTATTCCGTTCCTGCGACCAGCGGATATTTTGACTCATATTGTTTATCTCTTCTTGAGCGATGGATGCCAGAACCGAAAGCAGCATCTCGCCATTGGTCGTCATGGTATCGATTCCTTCTCGTTCGAACAGCACCGGGATACCCAGTTCCCGAAGCTGACGAATCGCCTCCATGCAGTCCGCAAGATTCCGAGCAAATCGGGAGATGCTTTTCGTCATAACCACATCAATTTTTCCGTTCCGGCAATCTTCCAGCATCTGTTGAAACTCCGGTCTGTGTTTCATCGTTGCTCCGGATATACCCTGATCCCCGTATATCCGAACAAGCTCCAGTTTCGGATCATTGGAAATCATCTTTTTATATGCCGCACACTGCGTTTCGTAGGATTCCTCCTGCGCTTCCGATAAAGTACTGACACGGCAGTAGACCGCCACGCGCTTAATGCCGTTTGCTTGCCTGTTGCCGTCGGGTGCAGTGTTTTGCGTTATTCGACTAAGAGTGTTTTGCGTGTCCATTAAAAACCTCCTGCTCAAAGGCGCTGCGATTTACGTTTGAATGCCGCCTTTTGTTTGCTTTCTTCCGTTAAAAATGCTGAACTGCCAGTCAGATTGCGAAGCAGTATTTTCCGCTCGCTCTTGTATTCGGGGCCGACAAAGCCCAGCCGCAGAAGGAAGCAACGGAAGGCGTACTTTTCATTGTCGACCTCTTTAGGCTGGGCTTTTATCCGCAGATTTTGTTTAGCCATTTCGCAGAGAGCGGAAACAAAATGAATATATGCGGCGGTTTCATCATCTTCTCCACGTGCCGCGAACCAGGGGAATCGAATGGTTTCCTCGGTAATCTCAACCGGAAGGTCATCTACCCCAAGAGCGTGCCGTATTAAACTGCTTTTGCTCTCCACCAGTTGTTTTAGATTATGGAGCGCCGTATCTGTATAATCCGATCTCGGCATCTCGATGGTTAAGGCTTCATGCTGACATGCCACAAACCCTTCCGTCGCTAATGCCTGAACCAATCGCTCCGTCTCCGGTGCCTCCGGGCCAATCAAAGTGCCGTATCGGTCGACAGTATAATCTCCCACCTTAAACGCGTAGGACGGCGTTCCTTTGTAGACAGGGTCGACTTGAAGAGCTTTTCCAATTGCGACTACCATTCGCTTCCGCTCGCTGCCGGATACATTATACTTGAGTTCCATGTGAATACCTCCCTTTTTGGTAGTCACATATTGCCTCTGAATCGGGATTATATCAAGTAATATCTCCGCTATATACTACACAAATATTCACTGATATCGCTGAAAAAACAGTTCATGATATGGCTTATACACACCTATCCATCCAACCTGAGCTTTCTTTTTCATTAAAATAACTGCATCGCCGACATTATGCCGTTTTAATTTTCAGTGATTTGATGGCTTCGGGAAGAACCAGCTTGGCATCCACACGCTGTGTTGCTATAAAGCCGACCTGCCCATGGTCTGCATAGCGCTCGTTTAAACGCTTGACGGAGCGCTTCCCCCTATCGCCGATCCAGAAATAATTGAAATCTCCGAAAAGGATAGGCTTGCTGTCAGAAGCTACTTCTGGCATAAATTCACTGACATAGACCGGACGTCCAAGCAGCTTTTCTGGCTCTCCTTCTATAAGGGAAGGCTCCCAGATGTTTCGTCCCATGGCGCTTTTCACTTTGCGAAGTGTGCGATGAGCGTCTTCGGACATAAACCACACAGCATTCGCCCGATACTCTTGCCCAACGGAAAAATACAGGTCCAGCGCATCGTCCACAGACAAAACACCTGCCTCCGCACTCACAGAACCCACAGGCGCTTGCGTAAGCAGCCCCATCGGCTTATGATTGCCGTCTCCGGTCAAAAATGCTTCCTCCTCGCATTTTCCGATGCGCCGCGAAAATTGCTCCAGGATGAGTTTCTCAATATCCGCACCTGAATCCTCCAGCAGTTCATCGGATGCTAGGATCAGCGTACCCATCTTGTATGCATCCAGGACGATTTGTCCGAAAGATGGTTCGGTTTCAGTAATTTGCTCACCTTCTTCAATCCAAGCCGCAGCGCTATGGCCGATTACGGTGGGAATTATTAGCCTATGGCGTGTTTGAATCACATTACTAATCCGGCGAAGGTGATTTTCAATTTCTAGGGCAGAAACCAGTTTTGATTCATATTCGTCCGGCACCAGATAGCCGCCTGCGCCGTCGCTGTTTTCCTTGAGAGCGTTCCGTGGCATTCCGTCGCGCATAAAGGCCCAGAAGGTATGGTTATATGCCGGGTTTGATAGCGTCTTGACTTTTTCTTGCTTTGTTTCGCCGTTCAGCGATTCCAATCTTGCTATCAGTTCGTCGTAAGTATTTATTGTTTTGTTCATGATAATAATCCTCCAAATATTTTGATATAAAAAATGCCGATGCATAAGTAGGCATCAGCGTCTGCGCATGGTCAGTAGTCGCTCCATCACGTCATCCTGGGGACTTTGACCGCTGTAATCTGTGGAACAGTTATCCCGCACGACAGCGTAGATTTGATTCCATAAGGCGTTGGCGTGTTTAGAGTATTCTCTTGCTGCGGCTACATAAGGCGAGATGATCGCCGCCCCTGTCGTTGGGTGCTTCGCCAGAAAGCCGAACTGAGAAATCGCTTCCTCGCACTGAATCCATCTAGCAGCTGCCATTGCGTACTGCTCCAAATTCTGCTGTGTCACCAGGTGTTCACAGTGATGTTTTTGCAGCCAATTCCATGTGGCTATGTAAATTTCACCTGCCACAAGGTCTTGTCCGCTTTTTTGCTCCGAGGACAGAAATTCATGCGGTGATGGCATTTCAGCTCCATCCAAGTTTGGAGTGTCTGGCAACTGAATCACCGTGAGGGACTCTTTCCCATGATTGCCTTCCAATATTTTATCTGCCAGCGGTTTTCTGGGCCTGCCGCCGGTCCGAGGTTGAGGACCTCGATTGCCCATATACATCATCCTTTCCTGTAAAACTTATGGGGTTAATACCCCTAAAACTTATCCGTTTTCGTGTACGAAGCCCCACGCCGTTGTCCACTTTGAAAAGCTGTAGAGATTTTGATACCCCCACCGGTCACCTGAATGCCGAACTACCCGTTTTACTACACCCTTTTCCCGATATGCTATTCCAGTGGATGCTGAACGTTTCGTTCACCGTAATATACAGCACCGACAAGGGTACCTGCTACCGCAACCTTATGCTGACGATAGAAACCAGAATCGGGTTATTACCCTTTTGAATACGCTTTTTATTCGTATGAAGCTCCACGCCGCTGTCCGTTTTGAAAAGCTGTAGAGATTTTGATACCCCCACCGGTCATCTGAATGCCGAACTACCCGTTTTACAACACCCTTTTCCCGATGTAATATTCCAGTGGATGCTGAACGTTTTGTTCACCGTAATATACAGCACCGACAAGGATACCTGCTACCGCAACCTTATGCTGTCGCTAGAAACTCTAATCGGGTTATTACCCTTTTGAATACGCTTTTTATTCGCATGAAGCCCCACGCCGCTGTTTATATTGAAAGCTGCAGAGAACGAAATTCCCCACCCCCCGGGACAAATGTATTAAACGGACATAACTGCTCACCAAACCTTCCGTGCGAACGCTTTTGATTTCTTGCTGATACAGTAGCACCAGTTCAGTTCGTTCGGGTTAACAGGCTTGTAGCCAGCCTGCAGCATGGCGTCCTTGAACTCGTTGTTGGTGAGATAAATTTGGGTATCGTGCTCAAGCAGATGCTTTATACCATAGCTGGTGTGTCCATATAGCGGGGTTTTACGTGGTAAGATGTTTTCAGTAATCCAGCCCATGACCGCGTCGATTTCCTCCTGCGGGTGGCTGGTAATCAGGTCTGCGTCAATATATCCGTTCTCGTTTGAATACCGTATCCTCCGAACCACCCCGAACCCCATTTGGTATATCGCCCCTGCGAGGCCATACGGAGAAGTATGTATTGGCAGCCTTTCCAAGCTCGGCGGCATCTTCATAAAACTTTTCCAGTTGTTCGACCGGGTAGTGCCGGATCTGCTTGTCGGGCAAAGTCATGATCGAAATCGTACAGTCCTTGCATTTTCCAAAGAGCGCTTCAAACAGTCCCTGATTCTCCATTCATCGTCACCTCCTTCCTCCCTGATTTTTGCTTTCGGGCATAATAATAGCCGTTCCTCATATTTAGGACAGCGTAGTATGGTGTCGGGTCAAGCACGCCTGTATAATCCCGAATATCCAGTTTTTCTTCTTTACATCGCCGATTTTCCCGCTGTCGCTTTCGATCTTTCATATACTCCTCCCAATAGACAGACTACTCCCTTGCCGGAGTTTAAGGTCGACATCCGCTTTGAGCGGGAAACGACCAGGCCAAAGCCC